GCGGTTTCTATAAGGTTAGTAATCAAAGTATCATCTTCGCTATAATCTACTCTTAAATAATCCTTTGCGGTCTGTAAGGTAACGATTGTTGCCGAAGGGGCTACTGTAGTCGTTACATCTCTTAGTATCTGCATTATGCTAATTTTTACAAAAATAACTAAAATTTAGTGTACTTCCATTTGAAGCCTCCTGCGGTATTTGTTTTACCTAATACGACAGAATTTATAGTTTTGATACCTGTTTGTCTTTTTGCTTCTGCTACACTTATAAATTGATTTATTAAAATATCATTTTTATCATATTGAGATACGGCCCTTGATTTGCCATTAAATAGCTTTTGATTTAATCTAAATTCCTCGCTTCTTGGCTTAGGCTTATAGCCTTTTTGATTTTGAGGTAATTTAGATATATGTTCAAATGTTTTCTTTTTGCCTTTAGCAGATTCAGACATTTTACGCTTGGTTTGTTCTGAATGATTTTTGCCACTCCAATCATAGGCAAACTTTTCTCTCCATTCGCCATCTATAACTACTTTCTTTTTAGCTATACTTAATTTGTGTTTAGATGACTCACTTAAAAAACCGCTTTTATCATTGGTAGCGGTTAGCCTACAGTTAAGGCCATTCTCTCCAATAACATTATAAAATTCTTGCCAATGCCTTTCTCTTTCGTTAAGGTTTTCTACTAAACACTCTTCAATAAATTCAATAGTATGTGCATCATACCCATACTTTTCTAATGAATTGTAAATCCTTACTTGATATGGCTTTGCACCATTCTTGTAATAATTCTTTCTCTTAATAAAATTGGTGGTTTGACCAATGTAAATTTTGCCACTTGGGCTTGTAATTTTATAAATTCCTATCATAAAAAAAGGGAGCAGTTTCTAAACTACTCCCTTCAAAGATATAAAAACTATATCACATTGCCAAAGTCTTAAGCAACATTTCCAAAATCGCCGTATATAAACGCACCTGCGTAATAGATAGGTAAAGCGATACGAGCTTCAACTCTTACAGTAATCATGTTCTTTGTAAAGTTATCAGAATCAAATTCAGAGAATTGAACTGAGATACCTTGATTTTGCATGATTTGAGCACCCATAGACCAGTCACCTACTACAAACTTATCTACTGCGATTGCAGTTGATTTGTAAAGAGGGATACCAGCGATAGATACACTACCATCAGTTGTAACAACTGTAGAAGCAGGTAAAGTGTAAGCAGAGTTAGTATTCTTAGTATTCATGATAGCAGCCCAATCAGTTGGGTTAACTAAAATACCTGTTGCAGAATAGTTAGAAGTTTCTAACTGAGCAATAGCTTGAACTAATTGCTCAACATCTACAGTAGCAGCACCAGTTGCAGCAGTAGCTACAGGAAGGATACCTTGTAAGTTAGGAGCAGTACCATCACCACTTAAGATTTGAGCATCTTCAGCAACTAAATACTTCTCTAACAAACGAGATTGTAAGAAAGAAGTCATAGCAGGTATATCATCTAACATTTGGCGAGAGATACGAACATAACCAGCGATGTACTGAGCTGCTGCATCTTTCATTGTAATATCAAAATCAACTTGAGCTTTAGAAGAACCTTGAGTTTGAGTTGCAGGTGCACCTTCTCCACCACTTTCGTAAGGGAAAGTAAATAAACCTTGAGATAAACTACCGATTGGTAATAAGCTTCTCATATGCACTTTACGACTAGGTAAAGCATATACTTGATTAGCATATTGACGAGTGATGTCACCTGTAAGGTTAACCGCTTCTGTCATATTACCAACTGCCTTTGTATCCAAGATAAAGCTTGAACGCTTTTGTTCACCACGAGCTAATTTTGCTAAACTATCTGTATTTTGTTCGATAGCGTCTGCAAGGGTAGCATTAAACCCTTTTACTTCTACTTGATTCATTTTTGAACGATTTTGTTTTGCTTCCAATTTTTCTATTTCATCCTTAACAACTGTAATTGAAGCTTTAGTAGCTTCTAATTCAGCCTTTACGCTTTCTAATGCACTAGCATTATCAGCCTTCGCACTTTCGATTGCTCCGTTTACTTCGGATTTAATGCCTTCGAATGCACTTTTAATTTCTTCTACCATTAGTTGAAAATTTTAAATGATTGTAAATATTTGTTTACCTCTAGTTCAACGGAAATCATCGGATCAGCTTCCTCAGTTGGCAATGCTTCTTCAGCGGTTGGCTCAGGAGTGATTGAAGGTTCATCTTCCATCTCAGATAGATATTGTTGTAATTGCTTGAGTTTAAGTTCTAACAACTCAAAAGTTTCATCAGTAAAGTGTCCATTTCTCAATGACTTAATGGTTTTACCCATCTCATCAACTAGAGTTGACTTAATCTGACTTTTAACTCCTACTGTTGGTGTATTTGCGTTTGCACCCCACAATACTGAACTTCCCTCAAACAATTTTATTTCATTGATTTCATTGTACCCTGATTTCTGTTGTGACTTAATAGTCTGAAATCCGATACTATGTTCTGTGATATGACCATCTTTATATAACTCATACAAGTCATTACCTAAAGTCGTATTAGGTATCTTAACACTTGCCTTTAAACCATAAGCATCTTCCATCATTTCATATGGCTTAGCAATAGGCTTGTCTGTAGAGTGGTTCATTAGATGCCAAATTCTATTTTTGGCTTGTGGGCCATTTTCTTTTAGTGTTTTAGTAAATGCTCCTGGTGTGATTATATCACCATCGGAATCTACATTACCAAAAGCAGAGTAGTACATAGTAATAACTCTACTTCCATCCTCCATGTCTATTGGAGAACCTTCAATCGACTTCTTGTTATAAAAATTACTCATATTTATTTGTTTAAGCGACATACACCGTGCAGCATCGGCAGTTGCAGTTATTCGCTGCTCCACCACTTGCATCATGTGCATATTGCATTTCAATTACACCGTAGTTAGGAGTGTTTACTAGGAATGGTTGATTCACAGGTATTCTTACTCCACCATCATCAGGATTCGTTTGCTTATCTAATGCTAGATGCCAAGTTCTTGGACTACCAACATATTCAGCGTGAACCCATTGTTTTAGCAAAGGTATATTAATTCCTTGTGTTGCCCCAATCGCACCTGTGCTTAAAGCTTGATGAGATTCTGTTCTTGCTATTAATAAACTCCTTGAAACATTTATCTTACCTTCTCTAAGAAGCTGAATAGCCATTGCGTTTGTTTCGTTTGTAGAAAGGTTATTAGCCCTTCCATAAGCAATAACATTATTTAGTATCTTGGCTATTTCGTTATCAGTTGTGTTTTGTATTCCGTACATTTTTGGGCCACTAATCGAAACCCAATACGACAACATAAACGCTAACCACTCATCCATTATGTTTAACGGATCAAGGTCAAAGTCTTCCGCTTTCTTATACTTGTCAAATATCTTCTGATACCTCATAGCAGTATAGCCACCAGTACCTTCGTACAAAGTTCGTAAAATATCGCTAATCTTATCTTGGTTGAAAAATGTCTTGTTATAGTTAGCTAGTTGGAATACACCCATCTCTTTTACCAACTCCGCAGCTTTGTTAAAATCACTTTGTAAGGCCTTTTCTATTTGTGGCCTAAACTCCGTGATGGACTTCCTCGCTATGGTTTGTTGCAAATTGAATTGCTGAGAAGGTTGTAATATCTTGGACATCCATATTATTTTACAGGAGGCAAATTGTAATCTCCTTGTTGTTGTGCATCTCTTGGATTCTGCAACATTGTTAACTCATCGATAGGTAAGTAACCAGCAGGTATGTAGATAGCGTTCATGACATCATCTTGAACAGTATCGTATCTCATTGCTTGTCTTTTTTCGTTAGGTGTAATCCACCATGATTGAGAAAGGATAGCAGATAACTCTTTCATATCCTCTTGTAACTCTGGGAACACAGTAATATCGAAATCGATATAATATCCGCTACCGATTTCACCTTCAAAGAATCTATTGAACGCATCACGAATTAAAACTAATTCAGGAAGTACTACTTGAGTAAGCATTTCTTTTTTAGCCTCTTTCATGTTATTGTAAGTCTTATTATCAGGATCGTTAAATAGTGCAGAGTTGACTCCGTACACATTACACAACTCACGAAGTGTAATCTTCTCTGATTCTAACAACTGAAGGTCAACAGGAGATAATCCCATGTTAACCCAACCCAATTTAGCACCTGCAATTAAAATCTTACCAGCATTTTGAATAATGCCTCCTTGCGTTTTAGTTCCGTACTGATTGTAGAAATCTTCTTTTAACTTACCAGCTTGTTCAGGGCCGAAATCATTTGACTCATCTGCATACAAGATACCCTTAGGCCCTTGGTTCTGCAACATACCTACAGAGGTATCCTTAGCATCGTTACTGCGTTGAACAGTTCTGTAAGCAGCTTGTAAAGGCGATAATCCATATAATTGTTGTCCATTAGTGTTGAAGTAGGGGTTGAAGTATTTTAAGTGGATTACATCTTTAGCATCCAACTGATCCCACCCAACTAATGTGAAAGAGTAGCCTTCAACCCCATTGATAGTACCATCGCTAATGATAGCGACATATTGGGATGGGAGAGTAACAAGTTCGGCAACTTTACCACTAGCTAATCTATTAGCCCATATGTAAGAGTTACCTGTAATAAGTTTATAGCCAATGATATTCTCGATGAACTCAGAGAATGATTGGTATGGATTCGGTCTTTCTAATAATTTGTTTAGTGGACTATCAGCAATCTCATCAACTGCTTTAATCCTAACTAACTCCGCACGAGCAATATCTGCTCCGCTTGATGCGTTAGCCATCATAGATTTATAAGTGTTCAAGTCTTTCTTGCTCTTAACCTTATAAACATAGAATGGAACTGTAGAGATTGTTTTTGAGATACGCTTGATGATAGAATAGACTTCGCTATTGTTATCGTAATCCTGTACGAACTTGGCATAGTCTAAATTTGGGTAAAGCGTTCTACCGCCTATTAAACCACCAAAATCACCAAATGGGTTATTAAGGTTCGTATTTTTTCTAGGGGCTGCCTTTTGTTTAAAAGGATTAACCGCACTTAGTATGTCCGTTAACTTCACTATATGATATTTTTACAAAAGTAACAAATTTTTAGTCTAAACCACCCATCCTCTCTTTGCTTTCGCATATTTTGAGT